CGTTGGCTATCGTATGTGTAGCCAATGCCAGCGTAGTTTTTACGAAATGGTGTGCCACCTAATGTGTGAACACCGCCATGAGTATTGTAAGAAGTGCGTTTACAGGCTTGACCACGAAACGAACCATACTGTTGTTCCCAATCAAAATTTCCTTCGTCTTTACCTACGATGACTTCAGTAACAATGTTGTTTTCATCTAAAAATGCGTAGTGTGCCATTGTTATTCCTTAAGCAAATTGAACACTGCCTGTACCAGCAGTAAATGTTGTAACTTTAAAACCACCAGCACTTGATGTTGTAAAGGTTAATCCACCACCTGAATTAGAAATGGTAAATGTGTCGGGATATTTAACTATTACAACGCCTGAACCACCATCACCACCATTCCCAAAATTTCCGCCATCAGAAATACCGCCACCACCACCGCCACTACCTGTGTTTGTGCTTCCTGTGCCACCAGTGCTACTAGAATTTGTTCCATTTCCACCAATACTACTTCCACCAGTTCCACCTGAACCACCTGCACTACCATAACCACCACCACCACCGCCACCAGCACGAGTTACGGCAGAACCTGTAATAGAAGAAGATAAACCAGCACCGCCATTACCACCTGTTGCTAAAGGTGAGCCTGAAGCATTATCTCCAATTGCACTTGCTCCACCACCGCCACCGCAACCATAATCGCTACTGGTACTTCCAGTTTGAACTCCACCATTAAAGCCTTGAACTGGACTAGCAGTTCTTGCTCCTGCTGTTCCATTGGCTTGAGGAGAACCTACAAAAACAGAACCACCGCCTCCTGAACCACCAGTTTGTCCATTAATTTGAGAAGTTGATGTACCAGCTACTCTAGAACCACCGCCACCACCGCCAGTAGAAGTTATTGTGCTAAATACAGAATTAGAGCCTGATGCACCAGCAGTACCACTAGATGTAGAACCTGTACCACCGCCACCGACTGTAACTGTGTAACTTGTTATTGGAGTAATAACTAATGCTGATTCAGCACTACCACCGCCACCTGTTGTTCCAGCAGAAGTTCTATATCCACCAGCACCGCCACCACCCCCCATACCTCGACCACCACCACCGCCACCAGCAATGACAAGATAGTCAAGAGAAAATGGTTTTGACTGATTAAATTGCACCCAACTAGAAGTTGTTGTGTCATACCATTCAGGATAACCAGTAGTTGAGTTATATCCCATTTGACCAGCAGAAGGAGAAGTTGGTCTACCCGCAGTAGTCCATGAGGCATTTGTTATTCCGTTTGTGCCGTTTAGTGTAATAGGCATTATTTAACCCTCGTAAAGAATATTGATTGTGCCAGCGTCAAATTGGTCTGTTCCATTGACAGTTGTAATACGCAATGTTGTTATGGTATCTGACAATGTTTTAGAACCGCCTAAAGACGATACGCTTGCAGATACAGTTGGTTGTTGTGCAGTATCACCATTAATAATCCAAGTATTACCATCAATATTACAAATAAACGAATTGCCAGTTAAAGAAGCGGCTGTTGGATTTGTTTGAGTTAGCAAATAACCAGTTGATGAGTTTGCTGTTGCCGAAGCATTTTGTGCGGTAGATAAATAACCAGTTGTTTCAACACCGCCAGCATCACCAAGCTGTGCCTGAACTAATGATGTGCCGTTTGTTGATACTCCAGCTAACATAATAGTAATTCTTCGAACCCAGCTAGGAATAGCAAAATCAACAGAAGTTTGGGTCGTTAATGTAACCGCAGTTGTTCTAGTAATTACACCGCCACCAAATGTTCCTGTAGCGGTTAAGTTAGCAATTGATGTGTTGCCAGTAGTTGTTACACCGCCTGACGCTACAGTTAATCGTGTAGTTCCATTTGATTGAATTTCTACAGTTCCACTTGTATCAGCAGTTTGTACTAAACCACTAGATGTGGATGCGTTTAAGGTTACGGACATAGTTATTCCTTATTCATACAAAATGTTAATAGTGCCAGCATCGAATGTGTCTGTGCCGTTTACTGTAGTAATGCGAAGTTGAGTAACAACACCACCAATAGCACCATCACCACCGCCATAAGCAAGTGCGTTAGTTGTTCTTTTGCCAGTACCAGCATAAACCCAATTTGTAGAAGTAATGTTGGTAAACACAGAAATTCCTGAAAAGGTATCAGTTGCGGCTGTTTGAGAATTTATTAAAAATCCAGCCGTTGATGAAGCAGTTGTGCCACCTTGATTTGAGGCAGATGAAACATATCCAGTAGAAACAATACCACCTGATGTTCCAAGTTGAACAAGTGTATTGCTTGTGCCACTAACTGAAACACCGCTAAACATGACTGTAATGCGTTTTACCCAACTAGGTATGCTAGTAAAGTCAATAGAAGTACCACTTGTAGAAGCTACGGCAGTACCACTAACAATCTTTGCTGTTGGTGTATAAGTAGAACCATCTGTAGAAAATGGTATTTGCCCTGCGGCAGATACAGCAGAAGAACCGACTACAACAGTTCCAGTTGTAGCTGGCAAGGTTAAGGTCGTAGAGCCAGCAACGGCTGGTTCTTGTAGCGTAACGCTTCCGCTAGTTGAGCCTAATAAGACAATAGACATATATTTTCCTTATAAAACGACCCAGCGACTACCGCTAGGAACAGTTACTACTACGCCACCATTAATTGTAATGGGTGAAACAGTCGATGCGTTCTTTCCCGTAGGAATTTCGTAGGAAGCCGTTACGACTTGGCTGTTTTCCACAAATACTTGGTCACCGCCATTACCTGTTGCCCCACCACCAATTTGACCCCATACACCGACTTTGTAAGAACCTACAGTTGATGCTGAACCTGATGGGGTAGCAAGCATGGTGTAAGTAAAGCTCGTTGCATCTACTACAGTAATGCTAAAAGTACCATTGTATTCAACAGGAACAGCACCGCTAACTGTTACAAATGTGCCTGAAGTTAGGTTATGGTTTGTAGCGGTTGTTAGGGTAGCGGTGGTCGTAACACGGGTAATAGAACTAATTGTCTGACCGCTATAGGTTGAATAGCCCTCAAAAGTCTGTAGGGTGGTGTTATAGCGTACCGAACCTACGGCTGGGGTAGCAGAGCGTTGGGCGGTTGAGCCGTTAGGCAGTTTTACCTGACCTGTGCCATTGACTGCTAAATTACCGCTAATTGTTCCGTTTCCACCAATTGTGGTATCGCCTGTAACCGCTAGTGTGCTATTTAATACAGTAGCCCCTGTAACCGTTAGGGTAGAAGAACAAACTACTGCACCAGTAAATGTTGGGGTACTAAATTGACCATAATTAACCGCATCGCCAGTTAATGAGGCGTTTGCAAGGTTGGTTACCTTGTTGTTGTTAAGGTTTAGTGGCCCTGTCATTGGGGTCTGACCATCTGCCGCTACTGAATCCGTCATAGCAGAAGCCAAATCGTTCATGGTGTTATTAGCCCATGAAGTCGATATAATTGTTCCAGTTACTACTGGATTGCCCGCTGGGAGTGTATAGACTCCCGATCCATTTCTACTCATTGTTCTTCTCCGTTCATTGCTTGACCCGTTCTCTGAATGCCTTGAATAGTTAAAAGTCTAGCCAAATCGTTGCGTGTTTTTTCATCTGCGCTAGGTTTTTGCTGTTTTCCTAACCGCATTAATCGTAATGTTTCTTGTGGGGAAAGCATTGTTTCGGCTAGTTTATCTTTAAGTTGTTCGTTAACATCACCGTAAACAAACTTACCTAGTCTGTTAGTAGCAGATATTGGCAATCCAGTTTGATTCATTAGGTTGCTGTAAGCCAGCTTTTGAACGGTATCAGAACCAACACCTTTACCAGCGGTGTCAGCAAACTTAGTTCTAGCCAAGTCTTTTTGTATATTTTCTAACCGTGTTATTTGGCGATCAGATAAAACGCCTGATTTTTTAAGTTCTTTTAGACCTTTAGAAAACTGCGATATAAAAATCTTTTCAGTTTCGGCTGAAATAGATTTATCCGCTAGTTTTGCAATGTCCTCAAGCTGGTCAATAGGTTTAGATAGACGGTCATAGCTTTGTCTAGCAGTCTTATAGGTTGGGCTTATCTTTTCCATAAAGCCTAGCAGACTTGTTTTTGCATCATTTAAGCTGTCTAGTTCTGCGCTGGTTGATCCAGCATTGTCCCGATCTAGTTTAGCTTTTACAGCTTTAATCTGCCTATCTAAAGCCATTTTAGTTTCATGCAAACCACGCATTGATCCAGCAGGGTCAGCAATATCTTTGCCTTTGTTTGCCGCATTGATTCTAGCGGCTTGCATAGCGTCTTGAATAGCTGGGCGTTTTGTTAAATTAGCAATTTCTTTAGTTGTTTCATCGTCTAACTTGCCTAAATTTAGTGGTTTTAAAGCATCTTTATACAAATCGTCAGCGACCTGCTCTCTAAAGTCTACATACTTAGAGGTTCTTGTAGCAGGTGCAATATTTCTTAGGGCATCTGCTTGTGCTTGTGCGTTTTGTAACTGTCTTTGCGCCATTAGATTATTAGCCACAGGGCTAGTAGCCATAGCTGTACGCTCTAAAGCCGCTAAACTTGGGACTCCTGCGGCTTGTGCGGCAGTAGGTTGAGAACCAGCAACAAATTGTTGGGGATTTCTAAGGTTACGCATGGCTTTAGCTTCTTCGCCACCTGCGGCTTGTCTTAAAAACCGACCTAATATCTTTTCTTGTCCTGATTCTGTAAGGGGTTCTAAAAGTGCTTTACCTGTTTTACCAATGTAATCTACAGCCCTGCCTACAAGAGGTGCTACAGCCCCAACAGGTGCGCCTATCATTGCGCCTGTACGGGCATTTCTACCCATTTCTTCGTACATTGGCATACCAGTTTCGCCAGTTTCTACAGGCTGTAAAGCACCCGACACAGCACCCGTACCGCTACCAATAGCCGCACTAGATACATATGGGTTAACTCTAGAAAAGCTAGGAATCATTCCTATTGCCCTGCTCATACCGACTGCTGGAAATAAAACTCCACCTACACGCCCTGTCCCGTAGGATGCTGGGTTTGCTTCTGAATATACTTCCGCTTCTTCGGCTAAACGCTTTACGGCATCACTAACGCCCCTACGCCCACCTGTAACCATCTGCGCCCCACCTAATAGGGGGTCAACAGCAGATTTAGTTACACCTGCCGCAAACGACTCTAACGGTCTTGGGGTTTCTTGAATGTTTCTTTGACCACGATTAATTGGTCTGCCAGTTGCCGCACCACCAGCAGTTTCACCAAAAGACATTGGCGATGCTGTAGTTGCCATTTGTTCTGCAATCATGGCTTGCGCTTGGTCAGGCGTAGTGCCTTCTGCTACCTCAAACCTAGCAATACGACCATCAGGCATTTCAAATCGTGCTATTGGCATTATCGTTGTCCTGTAGGTGCAGGTTCAAATCCTAAAAATTTTGGCGCAGTAATAGCAGGAGCATTAACTTTAGGAATATTTAATTGTTCTCTTGCCGTAGGTGGTGCTGGGGGCGGTGGTGCTGATACTCTAGCTGGAACTGCACGACCAGCGGCAATATAAGCACCTTCTAGCAATGACTCTAAGCGTTGTTTTTTAGCTTGAACAGCGGGTGGTTTATCACCCAATACTGGGAAATAGGTTTCACGCATAGCGTTTAACTGTTCTCTTGTGTATGCCGCACCAGTACGCAATGTCAAAGCCGCATCCAACACATCAAGCTGAGAATCCTCAACAATCTGACGCTGTGCTGGCTTCATGTTGCGTGACAGCAAATTAGGCCCAGTAATGGCTTCTACTATGCTTGCTGGTACATTTGGTTTAACAGCAGTAGGATCAACGCCAAGAGCAGTTTGCATTTGCAATAAGTTTCTGTCCAAAATGTTAGACATAAACCCTGCTTTTCTTTCTTCGCCCGATGGCATATTAATGCTGGTTGCACCTGCCCTTTTTAACATTGTTTGATAGTCTACAAAACTACCTTTAAATGGATTTATAGGGTCTTTTAAAGCTAGTAAATAATTTTTGTATTCAGGGCTTGTTTTATCAGCACCTGACGCTACTACTTTATAAGTTCCATCAGGTTGTTTTTCAATACGAGTAGAGCCTTCAGGCAAAGTAATTCCTTCAGCTTCAGCAGTTAATTTACCTAATGCCATGTCACGCATAGCTTTTGATGCTTTTGGATTAGCAAAAAGATTGGCGTATGCGGCTTGTAGATTTGGCGGTACTGCTGGTGCAATTTCTCTAGAAAGCATAGGTTTAGGAACATCGCCTGTGAATGGCCCAGCCATTTCAGTATTTTCAACAACAGCGGGTCTACCTTGTTTAAGACTCATGAAGTCGGCAAACGCTTCTGTTTCACCCTGACGAATGCGATTAGCTAAATCCATTGCCTTTTCATCCGCTTTGTACATTCCATATGTACCTAGTGCGGTATTTAATAGGTTAGCTAGATTCTGTGTAGGTGCTACAGGAATAAACCGACCGCCTACCATCTGCGCTTGAGGTTGTTGTTGACCTTGAGCAATAAGCATTTCAGCCAGCTTGCGCTGACGATCCATGCCTAATATTTCAGGCTGATAAGGGTTTGAGTATTGTTCTAACGGATTTGCCATAATTTATCCTGCAAACGGGGTACTAAATGACATAAATTCAGGGCCACCCTGATTCATTAACATCTGTTGTTGTTGAGTCATTGGGTTCATAGCCTCTTGCATATACTGACCTTGTTGTGCATATGCGCCTTGGGGCGTACCACCGTAAGGTGCTTTGCTCTCTCTAAGCATTTGAGCAAGGGCATAAGGGTTAATACCAGTTGAATACCCTTGACCTACAGGTGAACCAAGGTTCTGTTGCAACAATGCACGGTGCATTTGTTCTTGTGCGGCTTCATTCATAAATACAGGTCGCTGACCCGATACATCCTGCATATTTTCCATCATCAATGGTTTTTGTGGTGTAAACGGATTCATAGGAAACCTTTATAAATAGATGATTCTGCTGTTAATACATTATCGATTTTTTTTACTATTTCGACAATAGATTGGTATTTGGCAGGGTGGTTCTTTTTGATGTAATTAAACCGTTCTGCGCTTTCTGCCATGTAAGCGGTGCAGTTCCAGCAATCAAGACTAGAATGCGCCATCGATAGTCTTTCGTCTATTACGACATCTTTGCTTTTTAGATAGTCAATAACCTCGCTATCAGACCATGACTCTATGGGAAAATTGTACTCAATCCCGTTCTCAATGTGACCTGACTTAACTGGCGCACGGTGACCCTCAGATTGGCGTTGTCCACGAATAACTCCCGTAATACCTAACCTACGCACCTCTGCGTCACAGGGTATCCAAAAATTCTCAGAACAGCACTCAAAGTAGCTACGAACCTTCAAGTCTTTAACGCTAGTAACGGCTTGCCCTAAAACGGTGTAATTCACGGGTACTACATCTACAGGGTAACCCCTAGCCTTAACAGACTCAGGTTGATTTGTTTTGATTTCTAGAAAATGCGGTACTTTTGCCCGTGTTTCTTCCATCAATTCTTCTATCTCAGGAAAACTAGCCCCCATGTTGACCCAAACTACCGTTGTTTTGTGTAGGTAGTCTTTAATCAGGTGCAAACAGGCAATAGAATCCTTACCGCCTGAAAACATCAAAGCGACCTTTTCGTGGCGGTCAAAGAAGTCTTGCATTAGAACGCTATCATTCCGCCAGCCATTAATGCTGATCCACCAAGGCTATATAAACCTTGAGTATTGGCGTTTTGGCTTGCCATCTGAGCGTTATAGGCGTTCATAGCCGCATTACCTTGGGCTTGTGCCGCACCTAACAGGTCAGGGCCAGCCGTTGCCGCTTGCATAGCTGGGTTAACAAACTGTGGGTTTGTCACCTGAGAACCACTACGAACAGCGTTTAAGGTGTTAATTGGTTCATTGCGTTGGTAAGCAAGTTCACCGAATGCAGATGCCCTTGCACGGTTACCAACATCAAAACCTTGAGTTGTTGCACCAAGCATTAAGTCGTTTTGCTTTTGCTCAAAGTTGCGCATTGCTCGGTCATAAGCCTCAGACCCAAGCTGAACACCTTGGTTTGCTAGTTGTTGTTCTAATCGCTCTTTATTTTGTTGCATTGTAGGAGCAAGCCTACGAATAATAGCATCGGTGTAGGTTTCACCAGCATTGATCCCTAGACTTGGCAATTGGCTAGTATCAAATGGCTGGGAGATCATTTTCTCTACATAACCAAGACCTTTTTGACCTAATTGACCAGTACCAATACTTAACTGGTTTTGAATATCTAAAAGTTGTTGCTGTTCAGGGCTGAACTTTTGGGTAGCTGACCACATTGGGTTGCCGTACTTATCCTCGCCTGACATAGTGTATTCAAGCGAACCATAAGGGGTAAATTGATTAACCCGATTGGCGGCAATATTAGCCCGTGCCGCATCTAAATTACCTGCCGCTGTTTCTCTAGCCGCACCTGCGTAATCAGGTGGTGGTGGCGCACTTCCCCCGCCTTTTCCCATATCTTTCTCCTATAAACCTACATTTATCTTTCGTCATCACGAAAAACAACAAATCGCCTGAAGGAAAAACATCAAGTAATTGGGCTTTTTCCTCAAAACCTAAATTTTTAACAAATTTTATTGATGCCTCATTATCACTAACCACAGGAACAATGATTTTGTCTACACCTAATTGTACAAAAGGATAGTCAAAAATGATATTCAAATATTCGGGGGTCATCTGCCGTGTTAGGGCTATATGACAAACTACAGATACCTTGTTGTAATCCTCGTACCAAACACCCGCACATATTTCACCATCCTTAATCCAGCCTATTGCGGTCGAGTTTTCGGGTGTAAAGACCATGCCACATTGGTTGCCTACCCATGTACCAACAGCCATCTTGTCTAAACATAGCACCTATAAGACTCCACCTTTTTCCATTACATAGTCTGTACTAGCCCAGCGCACATCTATATCTTGCGATGCAATATTAATATTAATTCCTGCCGCATAGCCTATACCTGTCACGCCCTGCCAATTTTTAGAGATATTGTTACCACCGCCCCATTCCACATCATCCCAAAGGCTAGTATCCCAAATACCCACATTAATTATGGCGGGGTTATAACTAACCTGTCCTAGTGAATTTTGGGTTTCAAAATCGGTGTTTATACCGCATAAAACGGTCGGTGTGCCGTTATCTACGAATAGGATAGGGCGTACCATAGTAAAGCGTTTTAACTGCCCCCTAGCGTCAAAATAGCTGTACGCTTGCTGGCAGGTAGCCTTGATATTGTTGTCATTGTCCGATAAGCCATCATAGAACTTACCGACAAAACCGTTACCGCCAAAGTACATATCTTCGTTATGTGACTCAAAGCAGGTAGCATTGATCCCAGTAAAGTTAGCCCACGCCTTAGTAATATTGTGCATTACAAACTGTTGTTGTCCACCGATCACGGGGATATTAAATATCAACATATTGAACTTGGCGTAATACTGGATTTGCCAGCCAAATTCCGTGCTGTAAAGGTCTGCGGCTTCACTTACTGCGTTATATATCTTATCGGTAATAAAGATACGGGGGTCTAGGCGGGTAGACTGCAAAGAACCAGCCAAGGGTACGATCCCGTCTTGGGTAATTAGCAATAAATCGCCACCAAACTTAAAAAAACAGCGTCTAGTAAAGATTTGACCCAATTGCCATACGCCAATTAATGCCCAATCTGTAGGGTCGGATGGGTCAGAACCCTTATAAACAATAGCTTCCCCGTTATTGGTAACAAAAACAGCGTAATCGTCTACCCCGTAACCTGCGTCTAGTGTCCAAGTACCCATTGCCTGAATAAAACCACCCATACGGGCTACACCGCCAAGGTCGTAAGAGGTTGCCGCACCGCTAATAGCGTTAGCACCTAGATACCAAAACTTTAGGGTGTTTTCTTGCACAAAATATAGGCGTTCTTTGTGCAGATTGACATGGGCTAAGTTAGCAGAATCAATACCAGTAATGAATTTAGCGACTGTGTAAGACCCTAATGGGCTTGCAGGGCTAGTTGCTGGGGCTGATAGTGCCGTGTAAGTAAAGCTTGTACCACTTGTAACGGTAATTCTGAATGTGCCGTTGTACTGGGATGGACTTGCACCCGTAATGGTGACCTGATTATTTGTAACAAGACCGTGTGCGGCACTTGTGGTTAGCGTACAAGTCGTGCCTGACGAGGTTAGGTTGCTAATTGTCTGTGCTGTGCCAGTAGTAGCGTACTTAACCCAAGTTGAACCATCATAAATTATGGCGGCATCGTTACCATTAACTGCGGTTAAGAAGTTACCACCTGCGGTAGACGCATTGACATATTCCCAGCGGTCGCTACCCAAGCCAGTAAAGACCGATGTAGCCGTACCACCGCCTGTAACCTCATAAATAACGCTTCCAGCACTAGCAAACAGCTTTTGGGTATTACCCCCAGCATAGTTCATTAAAGTGTCTACTTGCCCTGTAATGCCTGTAGCAAATTGGGTAAACCCTTTTCTTAACTGAACTTGGGATGGGGTAGGGTAAAAGTTCTCCAAGACCACCGCATCTAGCGGGTTCATTTCGGCAACAGAATCCCTAGCGTTCCACCCACCAATCGGGGCGGCAACAGAAGCGGTAGTAGCTGAAAACTTCTTAGCAACAGGCATAGTTAGCTACCGTAGCCTGTGTCAGGAATATTGGCGTAACCAATAAGCACCTTGCTTGGGTACGGTGCAAACGATAGGGTAGCTGAACCCTTGTCGTTAGCCTTGGCAATACTAAGGTATCGCATATAGTCTTGCATTAAAGCGGTCGTATCAAACGACTTGACTTGGAAATACTTGAGTTTTGTCGCTAAGACCAAGACCGTATCGTCAAATACGGTGGTGTCTGTGTCAGCGGTAAAGCTGTTCTTGACTGCGCCTGTAGCACTTCTAGCCCAGCCCTTAGAACGGTACTCAAAACCTAAATATTCCTGTGTGTTGTAAGGTGGCCAAATTTGGAACTGACTACCCAAAATACGCCAACGAATCCGTGGGCCTGTCGAGATATATCCCGACTTAAGCCATTGCCATTGTTGAGCATCTTCAGGCCCAAGCATCTGCCAATGTTTTGTCTTATCCCAGTGAGTATTGTCCGTAATGGTTTCAAAGTCAGGGGGTAAATCGTACTTGGTCTGTGAGAAAGTAACAGTTCCACCTACGCTGGTTGCCGATGATAGCTGGCTAACAGTTACGGTAGACCCTGCTACGCTTTCTACATAGGTATCTTGTGGAACATTTGTACCGACTACCGAGTAATTGTTATTTAGACCCGTGACATTACCCACATTCAATAGGTTGTAGGTATTGTTGATGGTGTCGCAGGTAGTAGTAATCGCTGTGGTGTAGAAACGGTACTCTAGTTCCAAGGCTTGCCAATCATGCTCCTTAACCAAGTCAAACCCAGCACGGTTCATCAACGCTAGGACTTGTTGCACATCCTGATTGGTGTTACCTGCTACATAGGTAGGAACGGCTAAATTTAGTTCAGCGGTGACTTGCTGGACTAACTGGAGCATGGTGTATGACATATTAGGCTTCCTCTGTGGCTACCGCTTTTTTACGGGATTTCTTTTCACCAACAGCGGCAAGTATAGCGGCCATCTGATCCTGCATTTGAGCCAGCTTCGCATCTGTTTCTGCTTTTATTTTAGCAGTTTCTAAGTCCTTTTTGGCAAGTTCTTCTTTCAAAGAATTGATTTCGCTTTCACGCTTATCGGTTTCTGCCGCATTAATAGCGAGATTTAAAAATGCCTTTGCCTTGTCACGGAATGCATAAGGTGACATTCCTGCCGCCATACCCATGCGCTGTAACTGTAAGTCAGATGCGTGTGCAATCGCTTCAACGGTGTGGAACTTCAATGCCCTTAACTCCTCGGCTTGGCTTTTTGACACAATAGGCCATTCCGATACGGGAGTGCCAACAATATCAGGTTCGTTTGCGCCCACACGATTCATGTAGTTAGCCCACTGGATCGGAAAACGGGTCTTATGGCTAGGTAGCGCATAAGTATCGATTTCGGTCAGGGTATCGCCAGCTACACAGATGTGTACAAAGTCGAACTCTTTAAATATTGGTCTGCCAGCTTCTAGGGATTCTTGTTCTTGTTGTACGGGTCGCTTGTAGAAACGAACCTGTAAACGGCTGTCTGCGTTGTTTTCATCTGAAGGTAATGCCATTTTTAATTCTCCTAAGGTATTAGGTTGTTAAAAGGAAAAAAGGGGCTACCAATTAAGGTAACCCCCCGTTTTTACTACAAAAAGCTATTAAACACTAGCCTTACTGAACCAACCATAATCGCCCGATGCCATTGAAGCACCTGACACATATGTGCCAGCACCCAAGGTAACTTGGAATGTGGAAGCGTTGATTACGCAAGTAGCGGTTGATGCGGCAATTGCTACACCAGCTTGTGCGAATACATAGCGTAAGCCATTATTTGCAAAAGTCTGTAGACCG